CTGCTTTGAGTCAATTTGCTGGGAGCATCACTAGAGAAAATCCATTTTCTTTTTTCTCTGATATTGATGAGAGACATACTTTTAATATCGATAGCAAGAACGCTATGGAAGCTTTGACCAAGGATAAGCATTCTATTGTAGGTTTGTGGGGCGGTGATTTAGTCAGACATGGCTACCAAGTACGATTGTTGAAAAATGGCGGTTCAGAAAATGAATCGCTTTTCATGTATAAGAAAAACCTATCTAGCTATGAACATAAAACATCTACTAAGTCTTTAAGAACTCGCATCACCTTCATCACAACTATACGTGGTGAGGGAGAAAATCCAGTCGATAAACACTATAAAGTGGTTGTTGATAGTCCACTGATTAACAAATACAGTCAGATTTATGAAGATGTTGTAGAAGTAAATGACCAGGATGTTAAAGATGAAGCAAGCCTTAGAGAATATGGCAAGCAGTATTTCAGAACAACCTTGTGCGATATGCTCGAAGATAGCATTGAAATTGATGTTATCGGTCAGAGTGATGTTCCTGTTCAGATGTTTGATGTTGTAGGTGTCTACCACGAATACTACGATTTAGACGTGAGAAAGAAAATTACTAAGTACACCTACTCCCCAATGGCTAAGAAATTAAAATCTATTGGTTTCGGTCAGTTTCAATCAGGTCTTGCAAGTGCAATCGGTAATGTAGTAAGCGATGCAATCAAGGAAGAGACACACATTTTTGAAACACGATTAAACAAAGAAATCGAGAACGCTGATTTAGCATTCGATAGAAAAGTCAAGGATATCAAAGATGAATTCACAGACGGCATCGAACAAGCCAAAGCCAAAGCAGAAGAAAACAAGCGTGCTCTATCCGATGAAATCGACAATCGTTTTTCAGGTTTCGATAGCAGCATGAACGAGAAGCTTGAAGACCAACGAACAAAAATCGAAGAGATTCGTGCTATTGGAACAACAGTCACTCGGACGGCTGAAGAAGCTCTGGAAGAAGCTAGAAATGCTCTAGTGTCTGCCAATACTTCTAAAGACTTGTCTGACTCAAACTTCGCCAAAATTGAGCAGATTACAGACAGAATCAGAACCCTTGTGACCAAACAAGAAGTTGACCCGTTAACAGAACGCTTGAGGATTGCTGAGAACAGAATCGAGGTTCAAGCTGACCAGATTATCGAGAAATTATCTCGTACTGATTTTGACAGATTGGCCAATGACAGAGGGTTTCAAAATGCGACTCAAGTCCAGAATATCGTCAAGAATTCTGTTGACGGATTTCAACGGACCATCTCACGAATCGAAACCAAGCTGAGAGATGTTATTCGTAATGATAACCTCTTGCAGAATTCGTCTATCATCCCTTCCGGAAATGGTTTAGAAGGCACCTGGAGACTAAATAACTCAGGCGGTAATGGTAGGACGGAAGTCGTAACGCTTACAGATTCGCCACATAACGCTATTAAAAAATGCATTCGGATTGTAAATAACACCAACGG